TGACGATGCTGGCTGTAGCTGCTGCTGTTGAGGCCATTGCTGCCAAGTTTAATGGCCAAGGCTCAGATGCAGCAGCTGCTATACCTTGCTGAATCTTGACAATAGCTTCAGCGATTGCAAACGCTTTAGACGCTGCGAACATGGCCTTATAAAGACCAGACTGTTCGCCTGCGTACTCTTTAGCCATATCGGCCAGAGCATCGAAAGCTTGCTGTCCTGACGCTGTAATAACTTGTAAGCGCTCCATCTCCAGGGCATTGATCCGCTCATTTCGCTCGCTAGCCAATTGCGCTTCTAAGTCTGTTCTCTCTTCCTCAGTAAGGAGTACATTCTCAAGAATCAAAGCCTTGCGTCTGGCGTAGAAATCCTCAATCTCGGCCAGCTCGTCTTCATACGTGTTGGCAGTACCCCACTCGCCCATCACATTAGACGCAAACTCATCTTCCAGCCGCTTGATTAAATCTTGCTTCTCAATCTCAGTGGCCTCAGTGTTAGCGAGGATAATCTCCCTGCGTCGATTGAAACTGGCAAGGATTTCCTCTTCCTCATTCAGTAAGCCAAGTCTGATCGTTTCGAACTCTTGGTTATTTCTTTCCTTCAAGTCTTCAAGGCTGCTGTCTCTATCCGCAGTAACCTTTACGATCAGGTTTGACTTCTCGCTATCCGACAGGTTGGAGTCTTCAATAATCTTCTTACGTCGTTCGTAAGAATCCTGAATAGCCTCTTCCTCAGACATCAAACTGTCTATAAGACTACTGAGTTCGGAAGTAGAAGACTCCACGTAGTCTGCGAGGTCCTGATCTCTGATTTCCTTGATACGGCTATAGTACTTCTCGTAAACCTCGGTACCCTTAGTCTCATGAGCATTAAGGACACGCAACCGTTCCTCGTAGTCATACTCAATTTGGTCTCTTTGGGAGCGTAAGCTATCTACCAAATCTTCGTATTCTTGCTTGGCCTTCTTCTCTTTGCGCTCACGCTCTCTGCGCTCAGCATCCGTCTCTACAGACGCCTTATCAACAGAGTCAGTAGCGTACGGGTTCTTAGGCGCAGGTTGTCTCACACCTTCGCCAAACCCTGACATTTCATACTTGAGTTCTTTAAGTTTCGCAATAGTCTCTTCTTGGCTGGACGTTAACCAGTCGAAGAAGGATATCTGACCCAGAGTGAGCGCTGCGAACCACTCGGATTCCGATTTGAGTAAGTCAATACCCTCGGACGACATTTTGGCAGACCAAGTAGCTAAGGTGGCCAAAGCGTCCAGCAGACCTCCCTCAGCCACTTCATTCTCAGCTTCTGCCAAGGCATTGCTGAATCGGGCAAATGCCGCTTGAGCGGAGTCCATAGCTTCAGGGACAGCGCCTTGGTACGTTTTACGAATTTCTCTAGCGAACTTTGGAAGGAACTCGTCTGATACCACGTTACCGTCTTCGAGCATTTTGCTGAGTTGAGCAACAGTCAAACCCATTGCTCTAGCGGCCGCTTGGAATGCTCCAGGGAAGCGCTCACCGAGTTGTCCACGTAGCTCTTCAGCCTGCACCTTGCCTTTAGACATGACCTGAACTAGGGCTCGGAAGGCGCCTTTGGTATCATCTGCTGAAAGACCAAGTACCACAGACGCTTCGGCTACTGACGTGAATATCTCACGCACTTCCTCTTGAGAGATGGTAGTACCCTTGGACGCAGCAATGAGCTGAGCGTACATTTTGCCTGTGGATAACAAACTGATGCCGATACGATCGGTCTCATCACGCAAGAATTGCATCTCTGTAGTGACGCCCTCCATTGTGCCAGTGGCTGCGTACAGAGATCGTTCCATACGATCGAATTCCAGACCTGTCTGAGCAATTTCCTTAACGATTCTATATGATCCGTAAGCTACGGCGGATTTTCGGAGATCGGAGTAGGCGGAAGAAAGAGAGTCAGTAGCTCTCTTCAAGCTTAAGGATTGGCGCTCCGCGTCTGACGCGGCGTCTTTTGCTTTGTTAACGCCTGCGGCTGCTTCGTTAGCGCCAAGGGTTGCAATTCTTATGATTAGATTAGCAAAGTCACTCATTTACAACCCTCCAAAATTTTCTATCCAGGGACACCAGAAGTTCGGCCTCCCAAGCCAGGACTTTCCTGTGCGTCAACTCATTCCATGCGGATATCTCTTGGTAAGTCAGTCTGGAAGAACTCTGAAGTTCTATATACCAGAGATATACATAGTACAATTCTGGCTTTTTCTTCACTTGAAGCAGCAAGTCTGGGGTCTTACCTGTGGTTTTCTCCACTTGCTTCAAATGGCTTCTTAGAGGGGTTTTCGACCCTTGTGGAGCTCTACTGAGTTTAAACTCAGCGTCCGCATAATCTACAAGCTCCTCTATTTTTTGCCGAAAAAAAGTGATCGCCTTGCAGCAATCTTATCTACGGCATCCCTCAACTGAGGAGCCTCGATCAGTAGAGTACGCTTATTTTCGTAGTTGCACTCCTGATCGAAAGACCAGCTAGATATCAGTGAAATTACGATATCGAGCTTGGCATCAGCTAATAATGCTTTTCGCTCCGACTCATCCTCCAAGCCTGCGGCGATAATGGCCACACGTCTTGACTCGGCATCAGCCTCTCTAAAAGCATCTGAGTCCATACCTCTTACAATGAAGAAGTGCTCTGTCTCTCCCCCACCGGGGAGAGACAGAGGAACTTTGATGCCATCGTTAGCTATCTTTCTAGTGAAAAACTGTTCCATATCCGACATTATGCAGGAGTCCTTTCGATGAAGATGTTAGAACCTGTTACGCTATCGTACATAGCCTGAAACGGCATAGACAGAGTAATAGGCCCTTCACCGTTTACATCTGGCTGGCCACCAGTATATTTGATACGTGGCAACTTGATAGCATAGGCATTTCCGGCCAGGTCTACAAGTGTGAATTCAATGCTCGATTCTACCTCACTGATAAACTTATCGAGTAAGACAGAATCCTCAAAGAAAGCTGTGATCTGACCAGAGCAGTTGGACCGTGCTATGGACGGCATGATGCTCTCTTTGGCACCAACAACAAATCGAGGGTTATGGCCATTGTTGATATTAACTTGAATCTCAGTGATTACTGCCAGCTGAGAACCTCCCTCAGTGAGCGTGCCTGAGAACGAATCGAACGGTGTCGTTGTAGACGGGTCAGCGTAGGTGGCACCAGGGATGATGACGGTGTCAGAGGCCATGCCCGCACCCAATACTGAGAACGTAGCCTTGACAATGGCATCGGCGTTAACTTGCAATGCAAGCGCTGAGAACTCGCAGCCATAGAACCGATGGAATGGCTTATTGGCTGTCAAGATATCCGCAAAGTACCGTTCGATTGTGAAGTAACGGCGAAGTACGCCAGTTGAAAGTTGATCAGTTCCAGCGGACGGCGTATCCGGGGTCCAAGTACCACACAACGCAGCTTCAAGCATGGCATCAAAGGAACCGTAGGAGAGGTCGGCTTTGATATCACCGCCAACCTGGTAAGCACCATGTCTGAAGTCAACGAGTTGACGGTCGTCTCTGATCTCTTCGGATTGAATGCTAGTCTTGCTGAGGCCGAGGGTTGTACCCGAGTTTCTGATAGGTGAGAATGCCGGAGTATTAGGTGTAACGCCGCGCGTTGACTCCTGAATAAACCGCATACTGTGACGAGAGCCATCTGCCATGATTATACTCCTTTACAGGTTAAAGAAAGCGTAGAAAGGGATAGCTACGTTATATTGGTAGTAACTAGAGTCACTCCTTACGCGGTACCCCTTAGGTACTTTGAATGTTAATCCGCCAATTTTCTTAGCTCTAAATATGTTTGAAATGCCATCGGCCAATACTCTGGATCTGGAAGAGCCAATACCATTAGGAGTGAATATTGATACTACTACAACTCCTACAATGATATACGATCCATTCTCACCAAGGGTAGCCTGTTTGGCACTGTTGTCGATGATGTTAACGGAGATGTACTCATTAAGGTTGGACTTGTCCAACTCCGTGTTCTCATACTCTACAGGCGTGGCCAGCCAGTTACCCTTGATTTCACTTTCTACTGATTGTCTAACGACATCGAAGGACATTGGCGTCACGCTAACTTAGCTGCTACCCACAGCTTAAGCTCCTCTAAAGATACAAGAACCATACCACTCGGAGCTTGATTGCTATGACCATGCTCAAGTGGGTAAATGTAACTCAGATAGTTTGCGATATATAGGACTACATCTTGCCCTTCTGGGATATTGCCAAATGATGTCACACTTGCTGGGGAGGTATTTTCCGTGACCGTCCCGTCCGGTGCACCAACAGAGCAATTCCAATTAGAACTGGCTCGACCAGTATCTTTAGGCGTATTTTCAACCAGTAGTCGGTAAAGCTCCACAGCTACGGAGTCCACGAATTCCGCTATACTGGTTTTTAGCTTTTCCTGGAAAACATTTATTTCATAAACAGCAGTCATACTTTGGCCTTAACATGGAATTCATACATTGCTACTGCAGGGTCAGATGTGAACTTAACCACTTCATACTCAACCTCGTCTACGATAATATAGTCAACAAGGTTGGGATTTATGACCGAGTCAGCTAGAGCCAAGAACTTGAACTCTCCTTTGTTTGCCCTATCGAAAGACTCCCAAACAGTCTCAGACTTAGAATACTCAGAGCGAATTACGCGTATGGACGTAGGTTCGATATCCTTATCAACTTCACCAGTACTTGCGTTGTAGTTAGAGGACTTGACATGTACAAACGTAGCGTCTAAGGCCAAACTACCAAGAGCCTTGAATGCTTGCTCAGCCGCTTTCTGTACAGTTTTTCTCAAGTCCATTACGACCTCACAATACCTACGTTGTTAGCAGATGAAATCAAGTATCTTGCCACGTATGCCATTATGTAACTTGGAATACTCCCGGAAGCCTTGGTACTCCCATTGAATTCAAGCTCAATAGTACCTGCCTTAAGCCTTGTCAGCGGGTTTTCAGGCGCTACAGACTCAGACTTGATTAACTCTAAAGCTAGATCACAAGTTGCAGCGACTAAAAACTTTGGTATTCCGGTCAGCTCCCGACCATCTTGGTCGTACACACCGTCTCTTGGAAATCGCAATGCCTGTGAAGATGAGGCGTCTAGGCTGCCGGCCCAGTCCATCTCATTCAGAAGGAATGAGGCTCGTATAAGGCTGGCCTCTTTATCATCATCACTGGCATCTTTCCAGTCCTGGTTAAACAGTCGTTCTGAGTGGTAATTGTCAGCAGTCGCAATGTCACAAAATGCATTGCTGTCTGCTCCTCCTGGCGTTGCGATTACTGACATAAAACCTCCAATAAGCCCGAGCAGACGCTCGGGCTAATCGTTAATAATTGATACGTTGACTACTTATTAGCCTGGGTTTGAGTTTGGGCTTTCACCTTTGCTTCAGCTTCTGCTTCTGCTTTCGCCTTAGCTTCTGCTTCTGCTTTCGCCTTAGCTTCAGCTTCTGCTTTCGTCTTAGCTTCAGCTTCTGCTTTCGCCTTAGCTTCTGCTTTTTCAACTTCTTCAGCTGAAGGAGCTGCCGGGGCTGCCGGGGCTTTAGTCGACCATCCAGCCTTCTTCATTTCTTCGAGTTGATTAAGGTCGCAAGTTGCTTTCTTACCACCTTTGTAGATAAACATGTTGCTCTCCTTGAATTAGCCCCTCCGAGGAGGGGCTACCTAGATTAAGCTTGATCAGCCAGCAGGGTGATACGGCGAGGATCAAGCGCGAACGAACCAACAAGCACGTCGAGAG